GTATAAACTTGACTCCGTTGACGAAGTCGGCGACCCATCTATGTGGCTAAAGGCAAATCCAAACATAGGAAAGACCGTAAGTTACGAAGCTTACCAACTCGATGTAGAAAGAGCCGAGAAAGCCCCGGCCGCACGAAACGATATCCTAGCAAAAAGATTTGGGATACCGATGGAGGGTTATACTTATTTCTTTACTTATGAAGAAACTCTTGCGCATAAAAAACGAGACTATTGGCAGATGCCATGCGCTCTTGGTTTGGACCTTTCCCAGGGTGACGACTTCTGTTCGTTTTCATTTCTGTTTCCGCTTAGTCGTGGATTCTTTGGCGTTAAAACCAGGAATTACATATCATCGAAAACTTTGATGAAATTACCAGGAGCGATGCGAACCAAATACGACATCTTTATAAAAGAAGGTTCGTTGATAGTTTTAGAAGGAACCGTTCTTGATATGATGGACGTCTATGATGATCTGGACGCATATATTATTACCGCCGGGTATGACGTTCGCTGTCTAGGGTATGACCCCTATAATGCTAGGGAGTTTGTAACTAGATGGGAAACCGAGAACGGACCTTTCGGAATTATCAAAGTTCCTCAGGGCGTTAAAACGGAATCCGTTCCTTTAGGCGAATTAAAGAAGCTTTCGGAAGAGCGCCAATTAATATTCGATGAGGAGCTTATGGTGTTCTCGATGGGGAACTGTATTACCATGGAAGACACTAACGGAAATCGAAAATTACTGAAAGCTCGACGCGAGAATAAAATAGACGCCGTAGCTGCTACGATGGACGCATGGATTTCCTATAAGGTTAACAAGGACGCGTTCGATTAAAAGCAAAAGGAGAATAATAAAAATGGGTGCAACCGATAGACTAAAAAATGCATGGAACGCATTCCTAAATCGAGACCCTACGGATGGAATCGGCTATCAAGTTTCGGGCCATAGTTCTAGCTATCGCCCAGATCGGCCAAGACTTTCGAGGGGAAATGAGCGTTCAATCATCACATCGGTTTATAATAGGATAGGCTTGGACGCCTCGTCTATGAAAATAGACCATATTAAGACAGATGATGAAGGTAGATTCCTAACAACAATTGAATCCGGATTGAATAATTGTCTTTCTCTAGAGTCGAATATCGACCAAACAGGTAGAGCCTTTATTCAGGATGTTGTCATGTCCATGCTCGACGAGGGTAGTATAGCCATAGTCCCAACTGACACAACGGCGAATCCTACACTTACAAATGCGTATGATATTTTGACAATGAGAACTGGTCAGATCCTCACATGGCATCCTCAACATGTAAAAGTAAAGATTTACAATGAGCAAACTGGTATTAAGGAAGATATATTACTCCCTAAAAAACATGTTGGTATCATTGAAAATCCACTTTATGCTGTTGTTAATGAACCAAATTCGACCATGCAACGACTTATTAGAAAGTTAAATCTTTTAGATGCGGTAGATGAACAAAGTAGTTCTGGGAAACTAGACTTAATAATCCAGTTACCGTACATCATCAAGACCGATGCTAGACGTCAACAGGCTGAAAACCGAAGAGTGGATTTGGAAAATCAGTTGAAGGATACCAAGTATGGCATTGCATATACTGATAGTACGGAAAAAGTCACCCAGCTCAATCGTCCAATAGAGAACAATCTTATGAAACAGGTTGAGTATCTAACCGCAATGGTCTACAGTCAACTAGGAATTACCCAAGGGATTTTAGATGGAACTGCCGATGAAACGACAATGTTGAACTATTACAATAGAACAATAGAGCCGATACTATCCGCAATAATCGACGAACTCAAAAGAAAATTCCTAACCAAGACTGCCAGATCTCAAGGCCAAACCGTTTCGTTCTTTAGAGAACCGTTCAAACTGGTCCCGATTAGTAATATTGCTGAGATTGCCGATAAGTTTACAAGGAATGAGATCCTAAGTTCGAACGAAGTTCGGCAGATCATTGGAATAAAACCATCCAAAAACCCAAAAGCAGACGAACTCAGCAATAAGAACATACCCGCACCAGTTCCAAGTGGCGGTCCAAATCCGCCGCCCTCAACGAGCGAAACAAATCAAAATGAAGTTTAAGAAAGGATGATGATAATGAATAATCTTACTCCAAGAGAAAAAGAAGTAATGGATAATTCTACAAGAGAATTGGATAACGCTGTAGAACTAGGTACCGTAATTCAAGACATTATTAACGAGATCGAAGCCCTAGGTATCGATGGAAGTACTCCGGTAAACGCGGCCAATGCTACTGGAATATTAACCATAGCTGGAGTTGTTAAACATGGAGAAACAGTAACCATCGGCACAGATGTTTATGAGTTCTTAGCAGATGATGCTCAGACTAAATCTGACGTTGACAACATAGCAGTTAGTATTGTGGCTAATTCAACGGCTGCCACTGGCACATTAACAATCGACACCCAGCCAACTTCTGGCGATACAATGTGGATCGGAACAAAGATCTATACTTTCGTTCCAGATGGAACCGCTAATGCAGAAGGCGAAGTATCTATAGGCACAGACTTGGCGACCGCTAAAGCAAACATAGTAGCGGCAATCAACGGAACTGACGGGCATAATAACCCAAGTGATGAAGTTTCCGCTAGCGACTTTGTCGCAGATATTTGTACAATTACTGCTTTGGTTAAAGGCGCGGCAGGTAATTCCATACCTACCACCGAGACGTTTACTGCCGGAACAAATGTATTTGCCGCTGTTACTTTATTAACAGGCGCTGATTGCACAGCAACTAATGGCGCTGTGGCTTTGGTTGCCGCCATAACTGCTTCTGATACGGTAGGAGTTGGAGCGGTAAAAGGAGCAGCCGGTCTAATTACACTTACGGCTGATGTTGCAGGTATTGCGGCTAATGTTTTAGTAACACTTGCAAGTATGGTCAATGGCTCATTTGCTGCTGGAACACTAACCGGCGGTATGAATGGAACAATTTCTAGGGGTATCGAACTCAAAGCCGATGCTACTAATTTGTATGTTTCCATTGGTCAAAATGGAATCACCGATGCTAAATGGAGAAAGATTCAACTCGCAGCGTTGTAATCTAAAACCATATAATTTCTGAAAAAGGAGGTATAAATCGGGATGGATAAATTCGATTTTAGTGGTTATGCCACAAAAAACAATCTTAAATGTTCAGATGGTCGGGTTATAATGAAAGATGCGTTCAAACATAATAACGGAAAAAGAGTACCGTTAGTATGGAACCACGTGCATAGTGATCCGATGAATATTCTAGGACATGCAATACTCGAAAATCGAGAAGACGGCGTTTATGCATACTGCGAGTTTAATGAAACTGAAGCGGGACAGAACGCAAAACTCCTAGTTCAACATGGCGATGTTACGTCGCTTTCAATCTATGCGAATCATTTGAAACAGCAAGGCCCATCAGTACTTCACGGACAAATTCGAGAAGTTAGTTTGGTACTTTCTGGGGCAAATCCAGGAGCATTTATTGATAACGTTATTCGACATGGAGAAACTGACATAGAAGAAGCAGTAATATTCTTCGGCGAGGATATTTCATTATATCATGATGATGAATCAGAGGATGATGAAACAGAAAAAGAAGAACCGCCAGAAGAGGTCAAGTCATTGCAGCATGCTGGTGACGGAAAGGAAGAAGAAATGGGAGAAGTTATAAAACACAAGGAATCAGAAGAAACCGTAGCCGATGTGTTTGAAACATTGTCTGAAAAACAGAAAACAGTAGTGTATGCAATGATCGGACAGGCCTTGGAAGATGCTGGACTGGAAGATAATGAAGATGAAGATGGAGGATCAAAAATGAAACACAACGTATTTGACAAAGAAACCGAGCAGGATAACGTTCTCATGCATGCTGATGTCGAGGCGATTTTTGCTGACGCAAAACGCTATGGTAGCTTGAAAGACAGCGCCCTTGCTCATGGCATTACAGATATCGATTATCTGTTCCCGGACGCTCAGAATGTAACTCAGACTCCTGGATTTATTCAGAGAGAAATGGGATGGGTCCAGAAGGTTATGGCCGGCGTTCACAACACTCCATTCTCGAGAATCAAATCCACATTTGCTGATATCACGGCTGATGAAGCAAGAGCAAAAGGTTATACTAAGGGCAACCTAAAGATCGAAGAAGTTTTCACGCTCCTGAAACGTACAACCACTCCGACTACAATTTACAAGAAGCAGAAACTCGACAGAGATGACGTCATTGATATCACCGATTTCGATGTTGTTGCTTGGCTTAAATCTGAGATGAGATTGATGCTGGACGAGGAAATCGCAAGAGCAGTTCTGGTTGGCGATGGTAGAAACGGTGCCTCCGATGACAAGATCAATGAACTGAATATCAGACCGATTTGGACAGATGCCGCCCTTTATACGATCAAAACCGCAGTCGTAGTTGCAGCTAATGCGGATGGCGATGATAAAGCAAAAGCATTTATCCGTGCTGCTATCAAAGCCAGAAAGAATTACAAGGGATCCGGCGAACCTACTCTCTACACTAATGAAGATGTCTTAACAGATTGTCTTCTTCTTGAAGATACTACCGGCAGAGTCATTTATGATTCGGTTTCAAAACTCACCACCGCTCTTCGCGTTAAAGATATCGTGACTGCTCCTATTATGGAAGGGTTGACTCGTACTGACGATACTTACAACTATACCCTTGCTGGTATCATTGTAAATCTTGTCGACTATAACATCGGCGCTGACAAAGGCGGAGCCGTTAACATGTTCGACGACTTCGATATCGATTACAATGCACAGAAGTACCTGATCGAAACCCGTTGCTCCGGCGCGCTCATCAAACCGTATTCCGCAATTGCTATGGAATACGCTGTCGCCAAAGCATAGTAGGTAGAGATTCAAAATGGCGAAATTTTATGGAAAGATAGGCTATGCCGGTGCTTCGATCGAAACTTCTCCGGGTATCTGGGAACCGGAAATTACCGAACTAGATTATGCTGGTGATGTCATTAAGGACGTTCGGCAGTCTAGATCTGGAGAAAACATCAACGATAATCTAACAATTAGTAACGTTATCAGCATCGTTGCGGATCCGTTTGCTTATGCCAATTTCCATACAATGCGCTATGTTAAATGGATGGGTGCCTCTTGGAAAATAACCAATATCGACGTTCAGAGGCCCCGTCTCATCTTAACGATAGGGGGTATTTATAATGGCTAGCAGACTGGATCTACATGCTTTTCTTAAAACAATAACGACTAATGTGTATTTTCAACCACCGCCAGAAGCCGAGATAAAATACCCATGCATTATCTATGGGCGCAATAAACGCGGAAGTGAATTTGCAAACGATGCCCCCTATATCTTTAAAACCGAGTACATGGTAATGGTGATTGATAAAGACCCGGATAGCGTTATTCCAGAAAAAATATTAGCGCTGCCGC